AGCTGCAATAAGTGCAGAAACCCCAATCGCCACATTATTGTCACCACAATCTGCACCTAAAGCGTTTACCCCAACAGCTACGTTGTTTCCACCGTCAACAGTTGCCGACAAAGAATAAGTACCTACGGCAGTATTGCCATTACCACTTGTTGCAGCATCGAGTGAACCGTAACCGATTGCTGTGCAGTCTGTGTTACTAACAGCAACACCCATTGCTGCATAACCAATAGCTGTAACTCTTGCACCGTCTGTTAACGCATCTGCCGCAAGAGAACCAACTACTGTCGCGTCTGATCCAGTAAAATTTAAAAGTGCGCTTTTTCCAATAGCAACATTGTCATCACCACAGTTACCATTAGCTAAAGCAGCATATCCAACCGCTGTGTTATATTCACCGTCATCTGTTGCGTTAAATGCAGCACGACCCACCGCTGTGTTGCCATTAGCAGTAGTAAGTGCGTCGCCGCAGTTTTTACCTATTAACACATTGTAACTTCCGCTATTTATTTCTGAACCAGCGTAAGCACCTATGGCAACATTCTCTGTTGCTGAAGTTGCAGCATCCAAACAATACGAACCTATAGCTACGTTCTGATTACCAGTAGGTTTAGCTGGAGAACTAGCACCAAGCAAAGCGTTGCGACCAATTGCAATACAGTCGTCAACTGTTGTAGCGTAATAAGCTGCGTTCATTCCCAGCATCACGTTATTGTTGCCTGTTAAAGAGAAAGCTGCGCTTGATCCAACTGCTGTGTTGTGCGCCCCAGTTGTGCAACTAGCTAAAGCGTTGTTTCCAATAGCTGTGTGGTCGTCACTACTTGTTACTTGTCCACCCGCACTTAAACCTACCGCTACGTTGTTGTCACCATCCACAACAGCAGATAATGCAGATTTACCAATCGCTACTAATCCACTCGCAGTTGTAGCTGCATCTGCTGCTGCTACACCTATTACTGTTGCATTATCTCCAGTAAATACGTTTAGTGCTTCACGACCAATAGCAACATTTGAACTACCACAATCGGCAGCTAAAGCAGACGTTCCGATTGCCGTGTTATAATGTGCATCAACAACAGCACCTAATGCGTCTTTACCCACAGCCACGTTTTCAGCACCAGTCGTGCAAGCGTCTAATGCACCAGAACCTACAGCAGTTGCGTTTGATCCTGTGAATACATTTAATGCTGACTTACCAACAGCGGTATTATCATTTGCACAAGCTGCACTTAATGACCCTTGACCCACAGTTGTGTTTCTAGCACCAGATAAAATCGCATCACCAGCACCACTTCCTACAGCAGTATTCTCATCCCCGTCTGCGTGATTAAGTGCTGTTAAAGCGTTGTTACCAATCGCTGTATTATGTAATGAAGTTGAAAGACTTGCATCTAATGCGTCTTGTCCAACTGCTGTGCAAGTAGCGTCACCACCTAAACCGTGTCCGATGTCTAGTGAACCAAGTGTTATTGATCCGCTTGACATTGCTACTGTGCCATCAGCAGTTACATTAAACACAGCACCGCTTGCGTTCTCAGCGTAAATTAAACTTTTTGTAGCAGACGATGAATCCATAAAAGCGTGTATCGCTTTATTGGTTCCGTAAGCTGTTCCCGTAACTTTTAATGCACCTGCACCTGATTGATCAGACCCCGCTTGTTCAACGTGAACTTGTCCAGCAGATGAAATAGTTAGACGGTTTGTGTTACTGGTAGCAAAATTTAATGCACCAGCTTCGTAGTTGTGTATGCCAGCGTTTAATCCTGACATATAAAATTCTATACCGTTACCTGCACCTGTTCCGCTACTATTGTTTTGTAGTGAAATTTTAGCGGGAGTCGTGCTGTATACAGACAAAGGTGCAGTGGGAGTTATCCCAATACCTAGTTCAGCAGAACCAGTGCTTGCATCTTGAATAATAAACACTCCATCAGAACCACCGTCTGACGGTTGCCACTGCATTATCTCGCCAGATCCGTCTGACTTGATGATGGGTTCGTTTTCAATGGTTACTCCAGCACGACGAATGCCGCCGCCAAACGTAGAAACTGAAATTTTTGCCGCCATGTTAACCTATGAAATCTGTTACAATTATTGTTGATGTGCCACTTGCTGTAGCAACCCAAACAGAACCATTATAATCATCTATTGCTAACACACCACCGTCACCTTCTTCTGACCCTGACGCTGGAGATAAAATATATGAAAAATACTTTGATGCCCCCATTGCTGGGGCTTCACCAAAACGCACATAAACTTTTTCAGTGTTTATGTTTTGTATTGATAATGTTTTCCTGCTCCTTGTTGAAGTTAGAACTTGTGTTGCTGTAGTTGAAACACCGTACACGGTGTCTGTGTTAATGGTTATTGGTGCTTGTTTAACTGTTCCCATGTGAATATGTCCTTACGTTAAAAAATTCGTTTTGTTGTGATTGTCGTTCTTGTACGTCTAATTGAGAAAGCAAAGCACCTTGTGCTTGTTGCTCCTCTAAAATTGCTATGTGTTCCTTCTCGTCGTGCTTCAGCAAGTCTGCCGCAGCACCATGCACTATGTAATCCCTGAAGATGTGAGGTACTTCCACTAACTCCCAATAAGCGTTGGTTCCACCTACAGTTGGTGCATTGTTTGAAAAATTGTTTGATACTGCTGTATACAGATCAAAAACACTGTCATCTGCTACTTCCCTATAACGCACTACATCACCAGTGTAATAAGTTGTTGATGCTGAGTATTTGGTAGTATGAGTTGTGTCTGGCATTTTAATTCTAAATTCCAAATAAACCTCATCTGGTCCGTCTGGGCATTGAATGCCATTGTTACTTAAAAAGAATCTTTCAGGTGACGCAGTGCCATCGAGTTTGCGATTCTTGTTCCATATATTAGTTGGGGTTCCTATCTTCGTACTTTCCCAGGATTGTTCAAATTCAATGTATTTATCAAACAATGGTCTTTCCCCCCAATTGCTTGTGTTTGTTGGAACCGTACCTGCTCCAGCATCAGTGTGCATTTGATAGTATTTGTCTGTTACATAATAATAGACACAATCTCCAACTGCATAATCTGCTGTAGAATCGTACTTTGAACTAGAATAGGATGTTAATAATTCTGCCCAATCAGAATGTATAACTCCATCTGAATCAGAAGGAGCATTGCTAGTTGTTTTTAAGGCAACAACATACCTTCCTGCATTCCGGTCATATCTCTCAATAAGAGCAGCATGAGAACCGGATGCCCATGCTTGTCTAAAGGTGCGTTTTTCTATTCGCATGAGGTCGGTCCATTCGGTCCTCTCCCAAGCTTCACGCATTCTTGCTTCTATAAATGCTTCAAGAAACTCTGCATCTTCCGTACTAACGTCAGCATAGTTTCTTTGACTTCTTTCAGCAGACCTTTTTAAAAGATCGCTGTATCGAACTTTACGCATATTTCCAAGGTGCGGCTATTGGATTGTCCTTAGTAAACTTCTCAACGTTCTTTTTATCTGACCAGAAATGAGGGTCTTCTTGTTGCCAACGAAACCAAGTTCGTGCATCGACAACGGACATTAATTCCAACTCGCAACCTTTCTTCCGCTCATAGTTGCGATATCTTTGTGCCGTCCGCTTCAAGCGGGAGAAGGTGTTGCCCCTCTCCCGTTGAAGCTTACGATTAAGAACCCCCCCCAAGCGAAGTTCGCGTTCAAACGATCTACGTTTGCTTGGGGCAAGGTTGTCGAATTTAGGTATAAATACCTGTGCCATTAAGCGTAATTATCGGCTTTTAGGATTTTACCGTGTCCCTTCGGGTTTTTTACACAAAGCGTATAAACAGCTTTAGCGTGTCCGCGTGGTCCACCACCTCGATCTTCAAATGTCTCAGTGTGTAATGGATCAAGGAACTTCAATTCAAGAAGATCAGTGTCCAATATAAGACCAGCGTCATCATCATTAGTGAAAGCTAAAGTATCTACCGCAGATGGATTTTCAGCACCACTGTTAGTTCCTCCAAGAAAGACACTAGGAATAATGTTGAGTATTCCAAATGATGAATTGAAAGTTTTTACTTCCATATTAATCGTCTTAGTTCCAGATGGTTCATTAATGTGATAACGACCTCTTGTTGCAGAATCAACTCGCGTGAAGTTATCTATAATATCAACAACAATTGGTGACATTACTCCCATGTAAGCTTTCTTTTCTCCACAGTCAGTAAACAACGTCTGAAGAACAGTATTCAATTGAGCTTCAGTCATATCATTAGAACCAGAAGCACCAGAAGCAATAGAACCCGCAGAAGGGCGATATTTGTCTGGAACATCAGCAGGACCACTTGAATCAATCCAATCAAACAATCCACGAGATGCGTAAGCACCTGAACCACCTGTTGCTCTGTCTTGTGCCCCGCAAACAACTGCTTCAATATCGCGTTTTAATTCGCGTACTGATTTAGATTTTGCGTGGTCAATTTCAGAATCAACACCAGCTTGCTCAACCATTTGTTGAATATCTGATACACCAAACTCACGTTTACTGATATTGATGTAATTACCTAATCTTGCTCTCTGTTCAACTTTGTTAAACCATGAAGAACTATCGTGACCTTCCGCAGTTGATGCAACTTTGGCAGGGGATAAATCTTCACACAACCATTCCGTAAAAACGGACTTTGTAGAACCTTTAGAAATCGCACTTGTTACAGGGGTGACTTCTGGTTCTATGATGCTGATAAAATCAGCTAATTCTTCACGATTGGCTTTTGATGGGCCAGTTTCAACAGGTGAAGAACCAAATAATGTATAAGTATTTGCCTCTGGCATAATAATTTATTTTCTATTTTGTCTGTTTGCAGCGAACCAGTTTGTGAGGGAACCTCTTGACCCTGTTTCAATTAAAGTTTTCTGAGCATCTTCCAATCTAGCCCCACCCGCATTGCGGACAGGTTGTGGTTGAGCTTTTGGTCTGGTCGCAGTGCGAGTTGGCTTGACCGCTTTTGAAGGTTTCTTTTTACCTTCATTCAACATTCGGTTGTATTCATTTAAACCAAGTAAATAAATACTCACGTTAGCTTGCCAATTAGGTCGCGTCCTTAATTCAGGTGCTTCCCTTACAATTGACATTGCTTGTTGAAATTGCGGACTAGACTTGTCTTTCCAATAAGGAAAAACATCCTCTACTGCTCGACGAATATTGCCTTCTTCCTTTAAGTATTCTTCCCGTGACGGCACATGCTCCTCTAACTCATATTCGATGTCAGACATCATGCGTCTAACGTCATTTTCTGAATACTCACGTTCTTCCCCGTCTTCATTGGCAGTAAAACCATCGTGGTTTTCCCTTAACCATTTTTTCCAACGAGTAAGCTTGGACTTATGTTCCTTTAACTCCCCCAGGGTTTTTATCTTAGATAACGGATTATCCCCAATTTGTATGGGTTGTTGATCTGGGTTTGCAGTTTCAAGTTGCTGTTCAAGTTCTGCAATCTTTTCAGCTTGCTGTGTAACTTGTTCTTCAGCTTCTTTTGCTCTTGCCGTTAACTTACCAATCCGTTTGTTGATTTTTTTCTGGAGATGTTGCGGGACGTTTGGGTCCACTTCGTCTTCCTCTTGCTCAACCTCATCGGTTTCAGCATCAGAATCTTCAACATCAGAATCAAATTCCTGCTCATCTGCGGATTCGTATGAATCTTCGGACTCAACAGGAATTTCTTCAGTTTCCTCAACAGGGTCATTCGTGTCAGGAGAGGGTTCGCTTTCTGCACTCTCACTTTCACTCTTTCCAACCCTGTTATTTTCAAAGAACCTTTTTAAGTCGCTTGGACTCATTTCCGCAGTTGTGGAGTCTGCTTCTCCTTCTATTTCTGTAACCATGCGATTATACCTGCAAGTAGGTGATTAATAATTCCGATTGTTTTTAGGGAACAAAAGAAAACCCACGCACTTTGTACGCAGGTTTTCTGTTTTATTGAGGTATGTAACAAACAACTATGACTAACTAGAACGCACTAGCACTAAAAAGGGGTATATTTAATCATCATCAACCTTATCCTCTATTGCTTTCAATCTATTGTTTATATGATTGATACAATCTATGCCGCCAGAACTATGAGCTAAAGCCCCGTGGTCCATAGCAGTGCCTTGATGACTAACATGACTGATTAATTCCTCTCTAACATTATCTAATAATTTCCGCATTTCAGAAAAACGAGGATCAGTAATTAATGTTTTTAAATCGTTTTCGTTCAAGCTCCTAACCTCCCAATTTGAGCATTTTGTTTTTGTTGTAACTGGAATTGCAACTGTTGCATACGCTTATCAATGCGATTCTTAAACTCTTCATCTTGTTGATAACGCTGTTGTGCAGTAGGACTACCCTCTAAAATGCCCTGCAAAACCTGCAATCGCATTTGATGACTTTGTCCTTCCTGAATGTCTTCGTCTATACCTGCGGACATGCGAGCAAAAACATTTTTTTCATCATCAATCTCTTTCTGTGCCGCAGTTTCAGTTGGCATTAAAAGTCGCTCCCCAAGAACAGGATCAATGAAACTAAATACAACCTGCATTAGTTCAGCACGATCAACTACCCCCTGAGTATCAAACTCACCTACAGCAACCTTGAGTAATTCCAGTTTCCTTTGCATTAACTGCTGATCTAGGTTTGCAACAGCAAAGTTAAGCTGAATGTCGTATTGCCCTTGTATATCGTCTCTGCTGGCACTTAGCATCTGTGCTTTGCTGGAACCTACAACCCTAAAGAAAAATTCCTCAGAACCAAACTGCTGCGTCAAAGCTAAAACTTGTTCCATGACTCGTTGCCAGTTCTTCAGCCACTTAGCAACCATGTGCTGTTGTCGCATCATGGCATAAGGTTGATTTTCTGGTCCTGTTACTCTTCCAAAATAACGATCACAAGTTTCACGAATACTTTCTTCGATTTCCTTGCTACCTGCGTTGTAACTAGGAACGTCTGCGTATTGGTAATCATCTTGACGAACACGGGGAACCAATGTTCCCGGTCCCCACTTTGTTGGTGGTCTTCCCGGTGGATGGTGTAATGGCGGCATTGTCGCAAGGGAGTTGCGATCTACCCTTGCATCCCATTCGTTCTTAATTTGTTTCTGCCAAGTAAAACCAACTTCACCATAACCACGGGTGTCGTCCACTCTTCTGCTTAACCATTCGCGTCTGAATAAAACAAAAGGATATTTACAATGGTCGTAATTCATTAACTCACTGTAAGCAAAAGTTTCCTTGCCTCTTTCGTCAATTGGTAGATGTGGCGAGAAACATGTATAATAAATTCCTGGGACATCATTGTCATCCAACTTACGTTCATAGCAGTGAACAATTTCGTATATCTCTTTAGAATCAAATATGATTTCTTTTCTAGTTGAATTGCTTCTCGCAGAAAGAGCATTGCGATCCATAGTGATGGTTTTGCCCTTGGTTTTTTCAACAACATTTTCAACCCATTTCTTGTCATAACCTTTCGACCCTATTCCATCATACAAAGCTTCTTTAGTTACAAACTCCTTGTAGTAACATCTTCGTGCGTCTTCCAATTCTGTTGTGTCCAGCGGGACAAAGAAATCCTCTCCAAGTCTTAAAGCAACTACAGTAGGACGATTCTTAACCGTCATCTTAACGG